GGTCATTACGCGTTCAACCATAACTTGAGAGTTATAGCTAGGAGTTTTCTTTGCGCCTTGCCAGTCCGTGAGGTGCCATAGAGCTACCTCAGGTTTTTTCTTATGCTTAGTTAGCTCAGGAGCTTTGACTGGAGTAATTGGCCCCATAGCTAAAGTTGCGTCGTGAGCTGCCTGGTGTGTTACCTCTACAAGCTCATCTGTGCGCTGCTTAGCTTGAAGCAGCTGTTTTTGGACACGCATAAGAGCTCTACGAAGCTCAGCTACGTCCTCTGACTCGATTCCCTCAGGGAGAGCGTTGAACTTATCCTCTAAAGACATTATTCACGATTTCTTTGTAATGGCGTAGGTAACCGAACTTGTCGTCGTAACTGTCCTCGTGTGCTGGATTGTGAAAGAGTCGGACTGTTTTAAGAGCGTCCATAAGGAGTGCGACCTCGTGTGCTGGAATGTCCTCGATCTTGAGGAGCGCTCCCCAGATTCTTCCGATTGTGGTGAACTCTGTGTGAGCGTCTCCATACTGTTCCAGCCTCTCCTCTAGGATTTCGTCTACTTTGTCGCGCACTTACAGTCGCCTTTTCTGTGGGAAACGATAGAACCTTCTGAAAGCTTGAGACCCTCAGATCGAACGGTCTTAGCTATAAGGTAAGTAGGGATTTTGCCGTCAATAGCGTTTTTTAAGACTTTACGGTTTTTTTCGTCAAGAGATTCTAATAATAAATCTACAGGACACCCTTTAGATCTTGGTTGATATTTTGTGAATGCTGTCTCTAAGTCCATAACGCGCAGTTTAACCATAAAGTTAATCTTGAGACCTGCGACACGCCAAAGCAAAAACCCCCACCTTTTATTGGTAGGGGTTTTCTTAGGTTTGATATCACTTGTAACCTAGTTTGCTATACCCTGTCGGTATCGGACCGACACACGAACTTTACATACGGATTCTTAAATACTTAGCAACACGCCCTAAACTAAACCGCCAAACTTTTCCTCAAAGTCGTCTATATGGTCGTCCACGTCACGCGTGATCGCTGGAAAATCGTCGATCACCTTTGCTCCATATTGTTTGCATACGGTGTGACGATATGAGAGTCAGGCATAACGTTAGGTTGAGTAGAAGGATTGTGTGGTACAGCCATTCCACCGAGAGCTGAGACAGCTACTAAAGCTAAGTGGTGAGGATCTGTAGTGAAGCCAGCTGCAGCCCAAGCTGACATACCTGTAGTGGCTGCCAGGGTGACTGATTTTGGGTTAGAAATAGGAAAACGGATCACGGTAGCTTCTTTATTAGAGCTGTATAGGTGGGCTTGTCTACGATACCCGTTTGCGGGGTTCCCTGGGCCTTCTGGAAGGTTTTTACAGCTGCCGTGTCAGTAGTAGACCAGGCTGAATTGAGATTGACCTTAGCAATCAAACCGAGCTTATAGAGAGCCTTTTCTACAGCTATCTCTTGAGGAGTCTTAGCTTTGATGGCAAAAGCTGAGGCAGTCCAGGCAGGAGCTGAATAGACGGTTGTGGGTTTGGTGACAGCTGGAGTTGAATTGTGAACCATAGCTACGCCAGTGCCTGTGAGAGCTGTAGCTCCAGCCATACCCGTAGCTACCATTTTGTTTGTGCCTATGGATTGAGCTGGCTTTATTGTATTTTCATAAGCAGGACGGACAACAGCTAAAACGTAAAGATAAGATCTGTGGCGCAGATAAACACCGTGACCATTAGCTTGTGACGCCTGGGTTATATGTTCAGGACTTGTATTGCCACCGACGGTCGTTATGCCATCTCGAGAAGCTGCAACGACAATTTCTACGTGATCAGCAGAACCTGTACCCTCAAAAGAATAAAAAACCAGGTCTCCTGGACGCGCTTCGTACTTGCCGACTACAGCACCTTTAGCTTGAAACCAGGATAGTCCAGCTGGGCAATATGCAAAACCTTTAGGGGTTTGAGCTGCTACTAGGTTAGAGAGATTATTTTGTGCAAAGACCCAGGAGACAAAGCAGGCGCACCACGGAACGTCCCCGATCCCATACCACTCTGAGTATGGATTTTTGTCGGTTGATCCACCGTAAAAGCCTGTCTGCCCCTGGGCAGTTGTAACAATATCTAGAGCTGTAGCCATAGCTACATTCTATCTACTTTGTAGTTTCAGCCTTTGCGACCTTATTTCCTTCAGTTACAGCTGCATTAACAGCAGCTTCTACGAGAGGAGCAGGAGCGCCTGTTTCCTTCACGATTGTATTAACAAGAGACTTAGGGTTGATTTTTGCAAGGATAGGAACAAGTAGTCCACCTACAAGAGCGCCAACTACGACCTCTTTGACCGTACGGTGACCTGTTTGGAATGTTGCATAGCCAGCAGCGATTACGCCGTAGCCATAGTGCTCAAGAAGAGCGATATTTTGCTTTGAGAGTTTAATCTTTGGGAGCTTCATTAGATTCCTTTCCAGAAATCAGATTACGGACGAACTTTTCGGCCTCGAAATCACTAGCTGAGGCGTGGTGAACTCCACCGACCCCTCTGTGGTGCTTTTCGCATAACCATTCAAGGTTATCTGCTGATTCTACCCACGCACCGACCTCATCTGGGTTGGATACGCCTGGATAGACAGCTTCAAGCCATTTTAAGTCCACACCATTTTGTAAGCTGAACTCGACGTGAGCGTGGTGTAGCTCTAGTCCTCCATAGCACTCAGAGAAATCTTGACGAGCTCCTCCGATAGCGCATACCGCTGTGGCTTTCGTTTTCTTACGGAACGCGTTGAAATCTTTGTAATGAGGGTCGTCGGTGCGCTCAGAATGCTCAGGGTACGAGACATAATACGAGTTAGTAATTTTTTGATTGTGAGCCTCCGTCACTTGCTGCCTTCTTCAATATGATTATTAAATCTACCCTTTAATTCAGCTACAGCCTTGACAGTCTCAAGGGTAAGTCGGGTATTTTCTTCCATAGCTTTGTCCTGGCGCTCATTACGAGCTTCAATTCGAGCTAGGCTATCGGCGATCGAACCGCCACCGTTACGCTTATATGTATAGTTTTCCAAGTTATCCAATTTGTCTTTGATTCTAAACCAGATTTTGAACCCAGCATAAATAGCTACCGAAGTTGCGCCTAAAAACCAGATTATTTGAGCCCAGTTAGCAGCGTCAGAGAGGTTCATATAGTTGCGCCCTTTCGGGTTATAGGTTAGACGAGGGTAATAGTCCTAATTGTACCGTTTGAGTCTATGACTTTCAGAGTGTTAGAAGTTGAGTTGATCCACATATCACCCTTACGCGTATAGGTCGGATCTGTAGCTACAACAGGGATAGTAAAGCGACCTGCTGTTTCAAGCTTTCTTAGGCGATCGTCCAAAGCTGTAAATATGTCACGGATAGCTGGTGGCTGATTAACGTATGGCATTTGATCCCCTAGTTACTTGTTGTCGTAAGAGTAAGGGTAACGCGCTCAGGTTGATTTTTTTCTCCTGGAGATACGTTTAGCCCAATAATTCGATAGTTACCGTCAAAGCCAGAAGGGTAAAAATCGTCTTTAACAATTAGGCGAGCTTGATCGCCCAGGTTGTAAGTTCCATAGACAGGATCTGCATACGGTGGAGCTACTACCTGGATAGTTTGAGGTGGATAGGAAACTACTGATACCTGGCCTGTAGCCATATTTCCAAGCAGTGTGCTATCGGTGATATTGGAGTAGTTCATTGAGTCCTCAAGAAGAGGCCAGCCAGCTGTGAGCTTTGTAGAGTCAATTCCAGTAGAGATCAGCTTAGCTTCATTAGATCCAGCTCCAGTGAGATAAACCGTATTAGCAGCTTTTGTGCCGTCCTCTTTGTAGTTGTACTGGACGATATTTCCAGCAGGCAGCATAAAAACAGGGACGGTAGTTGAGGTGGTTGAATAGGTATTACCCAGTCTTGGATAGCCCAGTTGTAAAGTCTTAGTCGGATTACCGCCACCGTCGTAAGCCACCTTGATATTAAAATCAAAGCCGTTAGTAGCTTTAGCTAGATCCGAAATAGCGCTGAAATAGGTTTTAAGCTCGTAGCTGTAATAAGTCTGTGTGATCGTTACTCCAGAGGTATTTGTAGGCACGATAACGCCTATATTGCCCCCTGTGACCGCTTGAGCTGCATTCACTAGGTTTTGTACCACCGTGAGCTGATCGACCCCTGTAAAGGCCTGTGTGGTCGTTATACGACGGCGCTCAAAGTAGCTCTCAAACTCACGAGCTGTGACCTTGAGGTGCTGACTTTGGCTGTCCCATTCACGGCCCCAGATAACGCCACCCCAGACCAGGGTGCCAGCTCGGTCCACGTAGATCGCATTTCTGCCTGGGACAGTAGAAGCTAGGACATTCAGATTAGCTGCGCTCACGCCCGATAGAAGTAAATCCCCTGTCAGCGTTCCAGCAGCGTTTAACTGTTGCGTGAAATTGACATTAGTAATCGGCAGTTCGCCAATAATGTTGTTAGTCAGTAGGTCGGCGAATAGATACCGATAATAAGTAGTAGCCATTTCGCCCCCTTTAATTATGCGTTAGGAGAGTTTATCTCTTTCGGCGCATTAGGGATAACTAAAGGGTCAATAGGCGTTTCGGCTGGCTTATCCCATAGATGAGGGTAACTAATGTTATTAGGGTTAAGAGTTTTGTTATTGTAATCTCCTAAAACCTTTTCGCCATAGATAGCAGCATTTTCTTTATCTGCGTATGCGCCACTACGCGCAACCTCTACGCCATCATTAAAAATAACGCAATAAAAATCATCTGAAACTGTATAAAAGTGAGTCATTTTTTTCCTTTACGCCGTTGTGTAAATCTGACGATTGTAACCATTGTCATTTGTAGCCCAAATATGAATACCATTAACATATCCATAACCAGCCGAACCGTAGTTGTTAGTAGTTTGCCCAAAAGATATAGAAGGTAAATACTCTGTTTTAATAATAGGAAAAGAAAAATTGGTTTGAGTACCAGTAATTAAATATGGCGTTACTAATTTAGAAGCGTCTAATGTAAATAATGTAGGTAGATTTACAATACCACTACCGTTATTGTAAAGCGCCAACATATAATATAAATTATTTACAGAATCGTATTGTAATTCCCCAACAGAGTAATTGTTCAAAGTTCCATTAGTAAAAGGTTGAGAGTAGAACATCATTCTAGCAGTAACATAAGGTGTTGTATTCCACGCAGTACCAATAGCAGCACTTGTTTGTGCGTAAAAACCGCCTCCTGAGTTAACGGCTACAAAACGACTTAAAGCACCTTTAATAAATTGAATTGAGGATGCTGCATTACTGTTATTAGCATTAGTTCCAGTCCAAGAAGTTCCATTAGTTGAATAAACAACGCTTGCTGTATTAGCATTGTTGCTTCCAATGGCTATTGTGGGCGTTGCTGTTGTATCATCTAAAGCAATCATTGAATAAAGAGTAGTATTTGCCGCTGGATTAGAATAACGAGAAGTCCAAGTAATTCCATCAGGTGAACTTTCAATTACATTCCAAGGGGCAGCACTAGGAGTACCGCAGGCTATAAATAAACTTAATTGTGGTATCCAGCGAACATCTTGAATTCCACTTGTGCCTGTTATTTGTGAGGTTCTTGCTGTCCAAGTACCGCTTGGGGTTGAGGCTGTGTAAATAGTGTTATTAGAATAAACAACAACCCAAATTGTTCCGTTGTAAGCAATACCAGTAATTGAATAAGTGGTATTAGGTTGAACAGCGTTCCAAGTTTTTGCGTCAGTTGAATACCAAACCCAACCATTAGTGTCACCAAAAAAATAATAACCATTACTATATTGAATTCTTGTGTTTACTGCATTGGAAAGAGAACCTGTATTTGTTGGAGCATTAAAAGTGCAATAGTTAGTCCAATACTTTTGCCCCAATGGGTTAGTTGCAGACCAAGCAGTTGATTGACCTGTTACTGGTGGCGAAATAATTGTTTGACCCATTTAACTGACCCCTTAAACTATTGTAATACCTGATATTTGGGCATCTATTTGAGGAATAGAACCGCCAGCAACAATAGATTGCGTTGTAGCAAAATACTGCTTAATATCAAGGAAAGTAGATGAGTTAGCATTTACCTGTAATTGCTTTGCTACCGCAGTTCCGTTAATAGTGAGATTAACCTGAGCAGCAGAAGCAGTTGGATTAGAAAATACTGCGTTAGTCACAATTCCGTTAGTAGAAGCAGCAAGTGTGTAGTTAGCAGGATACTTACCGAACGCGCCCTGAGTGATTGCAGTTGAGGCAAGAGTCTGAGTGGCTGAGGTGTAAGTAAAGAGTGTGGTTGATGGGATTGAGGAAACTACATAAGTTCCGTCTGTTGCAGACTGTCCCACATTCACGCGAACAATATCGCCAATAGCAAGACCGTGCGCTGAACCTGTTGTGACGATTGCTGTGTAGTTCACTACTGCCACGTTAGAGATTGTTCCACCGACAGTTACACCTGAGTTAATGATCGCTGAACCGTTAGGGGTTACTGAGGCTGAACCGATATTACCTGTGGTTACGACATAAGTTGCCGTGTTGTTAGCAGGAAATGAGTTCACAGGGAATAGTCCGTCATAAGAAGTACCGACACCCTGAATAGAGATAAGTGAGCCGACCTGAGATAGACCGTGATTAGAGCCAAAAGTTACTGTTACGAGGTTTGAGGTGAGGGCAGCAGTTGTAACGGTACGAGCCACGTTAGTTGCGCCATATTGAGGATTACCTCTAAAGAAAACTGCAGGTGTATTAGTTGCCATTTATTAGTAAGCCCCCATAATGAACTCGTATTCCAGTGACGCCACATTTACTGCACCTGCGAGAAGGTTACCACTTGAATCGAATCCGTTGAGTACGGTTCCAGCGGAAGAGATAATCTGCATAGCGTTAGCTGTTTGTCCTGAGTTAAGGACAATTCTAAGAGGTACTGCCGTTGAAGCAGCTGAGGAAACTGTAGGCTCAATAATCTGAGCGCGGACGCGGACGTCTGTAATGTTTCCAGAGGAAATAGTGGTTGCGCCAGCAGCTACAGCTACTTGGGCCAAAGCGATTGAGTTAGTAGGAGTGCTAGGGACGGTAGGGCTAGAAGCTGCAGTGCCTTTGACTACGTTAATAGCTACCTGGTTGAGAGATCCTGAATAAGCTGCGTCTGAGACCGTGATACATACGACGTCAATACGAGGGTTTGTAGCGTCAGCTGTCGTGATTGTGGCAGTAGTAGTACCGTCGTTATAGACCATATAGGTACCCATATTGGTCTGATAATTACCAAGAATCGCAGCCCAGCCTGCAGCTACGTTGAGGTTAAGGCCTGATCCAGCTGTTACAGCTAAGTCGGCAGATCGGACTATGCCTGTTGATCCCCAGAGAGAACCTGTGGTCGTTAGACGGTCATTTTCAGCTGTGTGAGAGCCGTTTTGTAACCAGCTAGGGGGTGTGCGTAATGCCATCTAATCTCCTAAATATAAGCGTTTCTCCAGGAAACGCTAACAGAAGTCGTACCTGCAAGTATAGCCGAAGCGTTGAAATAGAAGGCATTAGCTCCTGGCTGTGCATAGAACCAGGTAGAGCCACCCTGCAATAGATTTCGAGCTGGGTTTCCATTAAGGGTAATGGTCTTAGCTCCCAGATCTATTACACAAACGTCCGTATTTGTAAAAGCGTAGTTGAGAGTTATGTAATTAGCTGTAGTTATGTTTCCGAATACTGGGTTAGTAGCTGGGCCGTTGAGGGTAATGACTGGATAGGTATTTGTCTGGCCTGCGTTAAATACAGAGGTGTAAGGGTTGTAAGTACCTGAAAGGTAGGTCAAGTTATAGGTACGGTTGTAAGTACGTCCTAGAGGACCGTCAGAGCTCATAGAAGCTGTTAGCAAGCTGTTGTCATAAGCTCGTGGATCTGGGCAGAAGAAGGTCCATTGAGAGGTGATATAGCCGTAAGTGAACTCAGGGGTAATAACGGTCTTAGCGTCACGTACGCGAGCATTGAAGAATTGGAGGTTATTTGCAGCTGAAAGCTGGAATTGGAGAGGGGTAGTGCCTGTCTGCTGAGGCTGGACTGCAGCTTTAAGAAGGTTGAAGTTTGATTGAGCGCTGAAAGAAGCTGAGTTTGTTACTTGGCCACCTGAAATATAGCTATCGGTCAAAGTGACTGGGATAGTAAAGGTTGTAGCAGAAGTAACCGTGATTACCTGGGAGGTTTGGTTATAGCCTGCGCCAGCTGTGCCAGAGGGGTTTCCGCTGGAAAGTACGCCAGTAATAGTGACCGTCTGACCTGTTGAAAACCCGTGAGAGATTGTTGTCGTATAGGTAATAACGCCAGATCCTGTAGCTGTAGCCGTTAAAACTGGAACCGTAGGCTTACCTGACAAAGTAAGAATGGTAAGAGTAATCGTACGTCCACCTAAGAAGTCACGGCCCGAGAACATACCGTCGTTAAATCCCTGGGTATCGTCCTGGTTACGGATATTAGGCAGGTTAGTAATACCGTCAGCTGCAGTGATTTGATACGGCGACCCTGTGCCACCAAAGGCAAAACCGTTCCAGCCAAACTGGTAATTATTAAGCGCTGTTAAGGTAGCCATTAGTATCCAGTTCCAGATCCATTAGCAAGAAGTTGTGCCTGACCAAAAGCAATACCGTTAAGGGTAGCTGTTGTAATAGTAGAAGGAGAAGTAGAGCCGTTGATATTATTTGTTTGATTTACTGTTATGCCAGAAGCAGCTGTATCAGCTCTTTCTTTAGCCATAAAGTTGTGCATAGTATCCAAGTATTCTGATGAAACTATTGAGCCTCCAGTTTTAGGATTAGGACTATACGTGCTCCCACTACCGCTAGCAGTGCCACTACCCTTACCCATAGCAGCAAGAAGAGCCATAACCTTGAGGATTTGAGCTTCTAAAGTTGTCAGCTGTTTCATTGTTTCGTCAGAGATAGCTCTTGTAGCCTTTGTGTAATTATCTTGAGCTGATTGCAAAGAATCGGCAAGCTGTTGAGCTGACTTTTGCAGGGCAAGATCCCTGGCGTCTGCAGCTGCTTTATTAGCTTTATCCAGGGTAACTTGAGCTGCGTTTAACTGCTTGTCAAAAGCTTCTTGCTGTTTGTTAAGCGAATCCGTCAAAGCTGCTGAATTGTCAGCCAAAGCTTTTTTAAGATCTACGCTTACTTGAGCATAAGATTGAGCTAGCTTTTGTGTAGCAAAGCTGGTGCCGTCATTCATCTGCTTAGCTAGATCATTGAGACCGTTTTGAGAAGCGTCTTGAACCTGGTTGTAAAGCTGTTTAATTGAATCCTGGGTTTCAGGCGCAGCTTTTAATACAGATTGAGCTAGAGCGTCGCCTTGCTTTGGCCCCTGGGCAATAACTTCGTTAATAAAAGATTGGTTATACCCTTGAGCAGCTAACTTTCCAGCGTCCTGTTGAAGCTGTGTAATTTGAGCTAGTTGATCTTGGAGACCTGCAACTAGACCACCAGCGCTGCTACCGCCAGAAGTAAAGAGCTTACCGAGGTCGATCTTTGTAGCAGACTCAAAACCGCTGGTCATTACGTTAATAGATTGTTGAATAATCTTTTGCTGGTCGTCTACGGCCTTTTGTTGTAAAGCTACAGCCTTATCAGCATATTGCTGCTTAATGTCAATAATCTTTTGTTCATTATCAGCCGTGGCAGTAGCTACAGCGTCGTCATAGGCTGTTTTATTAGCCAGCATTTTGTCGTTATAGGCGCTTGTAATATCTAGGACTTCTTGAGAATGTTTAGTTTGAGCCGTGGTTACAGCGTCATCATAAGTAGCTTGAGCAGCAGCCATTTTTGTAGCGCGATCGGCAAGAATTGTCTGCTCTTGAGCAATATAAGTTTTAAGTTTTGCTTGATCAGCTTGCATTTTTTTGTCAGCAGCTGCAGCGCCCTTAGCCGTGCTGCCACCTGGAACCAAGCCAGCAATATCTGGTGAAACGCCATTGGTTCCACCCGTAGCTTTAGCTAGTTGGTCAGCGATATTAGGGAACTTAATGTCAATTTTTTTGTTTGACAGAGAGTCAAGCTTGTCTCCGAACTTGCCAATATCCAGAGCTGCGCCATTGACGGCGCTCGCCATACCCTTGAAAGCTCCACCGATAAACGGTAAGTGGCTGGCAGCTTCAATTACCTTGCCGATAGCCCCTACCAGGTAGCCAAAGGCGTCTACAACGAGCTTGAGAGCGTCTACAACTATCTTTCGGAAGGTTTCTGAGGCATTCCATAGTTTAACGAATCCAGCTACTGCTAAACCAATTATTGCAATAATAGCCACAATTTCTCCGTTAGCTACTATCCAGGCCTCAGCTTGAGCATAAAGAGATTTTGTGACATTTACTATGACGGCTAATAAAATTGTGCCAATTACCAGAGCTACAGCTTCTAAAGCTGCTTTATGATCTGCTAACCATTTGAGGGATCCAATAAACCAGCTTTCAAGCTTTGTTAATACTGGGAGAAGGAGAGCTCCAATTTTTTCTTTAAGGTCCTCTGACTGAGCTCCCATAATTTGTAGCTTGCCAGCATAGGTCTCAGCATAGGCAGCAGCTTGACCGCCGATCTTTTGATTAAGTTCGTCAAAAGCTTTAGTAATAGCTTGGTTTTTAGGCAGGTTAGTATCTAAGACAATACCAAACTCGCGAAATGCCCTGGCAGCACCAGTTGTACCGCGCGTAAGGACGGTTGCAGCTTGAGCAAGATCTTCGTGCTTGAGGCGAGCGTAATCCGCAGCTACACCCATAAGCCTTTGAGACTCAGTAACTGATCCAGTCGCCGTAATCATCTTTGTTAAAGCTTCGCGGGTATCGTTAGCCTTAAAGCCTAAAGCTTCCATTGAGCTTGTAGATTTTTCAACAGCTTGACGGTTAGCGTCTGTGTTTTGTTTTGCGTTATTCATAGCTACGCCGAGGGCTGCTATAGAAGTTTGAGCGCCCTCAGCTGCTTTTACTGAATCTTTAAGAAATCCCTCGAATGCCTGAATACCCTTTTGGATTTCTGAACTGGCAAAAGTACCGAGCATAACGCTCTTGAGATTAGTGAACTTACTAGCTGTCGCCTCAGCTGCAGCCGAAATACTTTTAATGCTGGTGGTCGCCTGATTGACACCAGTTTGAACCCCAGAGGTTTCAAGATTGACGGTGATATTTAGTGGAGGGATCTCACCTGCCATTGACTATCCCCCTAAAGGCCTATAAGCGTAAGCAAGAATCTGACTGAGCTGACCTGACGTAACAAGAGTTGTCAAAGCAGGCTCCATATAAGGATATTTTACCCCACTTGTCCACTTGCCACCGCCGAGTTCAAGTTGTCTGGCATAAACAGCACCAGCTCCGACCTCAGCTGTATAAGTACCAAAACCTCTGCGACCAGAAGAATATGTCATAGAAGTTAAAAGAGTTCCCGTACCTCTGTTAGGACCGTTATTAGATCCGATATGAGGACCGTATTTGTAATACTGCTTGCCTGCGTTTGGTCCGCGCGTGACCGTCATACGCACTGGAGGATTAGGAGCTGAATCAGCATTTGTTTTAGCGTTGATATACGCCTGGCGAGCTATTAAGCCCATAGCGTTACCGCTAGCTTGATCAAAGCGATTAAGCCAGCGCTGCATACCAGCTTGAAACTCAGAAAAATTGTCAGCCACTACGGTTATTCGCTTTCTCTATCTGCTCGCTTTTTACTTCTTCTAGGGTATCAGCGATAGCTAGTAGCCAGTCGGACTTGCCAGCTGGTAGATCATCTACCTGATCTGGAGTCCAGCCAAAACGATCTGCGAACTTAAAATACCGCCACTCTTCATCTGGATAATCCATATCCTCGTGGCGTTGAAAGCCCTGGAGTCTTGACTTTAGGCGTTGGAGCTTTCTGTAGGCGCTTTTGGGTCTTTTTCAGTTTCCTCAGTCTTAACTAAAGCAGGAAATAGAACTGCGCTAACTTCTTCTGAAGCTTTTACAAGAGCGTCATAATCTGCAATTTCTAGCTCTTCTAATGACTCGGGCTTAACAGAAGGAATAATTAGGTCGTAGGACCATTCTTCAACGATTGTAGAGATAAGAGCTTCACTGAATGCTAGACCTTTAGCAATATCGCCAGTGAGACCGTCGCCAGCTTTGATCACACGGTTGCGATCCTTGACTCTAAGAGTAGCTGGATCTTTAATTGTGACGGTAGCTCCAGAGGGGAGTGAAATCTTCTTACTTGCCATTTTTGCCTCCTATAGGTTTCCTCATATCTTAGAGGATAAAAGCCGAGTAGGGGAATCGGCGAGGCAAAATCTAGCCGTGTTCCCCTACTCGATATTAGGGTTTATAGGTAAGCAGTAGTTACAGCGTTTTTAATAACCCACTTGATAGGTGAGTATCCGACTGTTCCAGAATCTGTGAGGTTACCTTGAGCGTTGATATCAACGAGAACTTCTACGAAATCCTTTGAGCGTTCGATAACAGCGAGTGTGTATGCACCCTTTGTAACGGTAGCTTGGATTTGAGTCTGTGAAGCGCCTGAGCCTTGAGTCCAGTTGAACACAAGAGTTGGTTGAGTATTTGTGAGGTAGTTTGTGAGCTGTGCGTCAGCTTCCATAAGGAAAGTGACCTTGCCTGTGACTTCAAGAGCTCCTACGAATACCTGGTAAGGATTTTGGGTATTTCCGATACCAAAGATAGGAGTTACTGGACGCTTCATATCTATATTTCCAGTAGTCGCGTTAGAGACCGTGGTTCCAGCTACTGAAACTGTGCCGTACCAAACAGGGGTAGGTAGGACGGTTGAGAAGCTAGGAGTAGGAGTTGAAGCTGTAGCTGAAAGCCAGCCAGTAGCCTTTGCGTCGTATTCAAGAAGTCCCTCAGCTGTGAACTTGAGAGAGAAATCGTGGAATTGCTGTCCAGCATAAGCGCGAACGTTAGCTGAATAGAAGTCAGTGATTGTGAAGGCAGCTGGTTGAGCGTCTGCAGCTGCTGTAGCTGAGTTTTTAAGAGCAATAGTGTGGACGTACGGTGCTGAGCCTGAAACTACATCTTCACCGAGAAGTCCTGCGATTGGATAGCCGATTGTGTCCGCAAAAGCTGCTCCACTAAAGTCGAATGTAGAGTTTCCGCGACCTTGAATGTAGTTGTAATTCTTAACGAGTGATCCACGTAGACCCTCATCATAGAGAGCTCCGTACTTATCAACTGGCTTGAGGGTAGAAGCTAGGACAGGGATAAATACAGTCGGTGTAACTGGTGTTCCCTTTGTTGTCTCTTTAGCAATACCTACGTACGAACGGTGTGTATTTTGTACTGACATTTACTCACGCTCCTTGCGTTGTAGCAGACGGGGCTGCTGGTGTCGGTGCAGCTGCAGCTGCTTTTTTAATTGCTGTTGCAGGAGTTACGTCGGCTGCCGTGAAATCTGCTGGAGCCTCAAACGTGTCGCCTGGTTTTACTGTCAGTACAAGCGTAGGAAACTCACGATCGCCGTCGCCTGTGTAGGTGTAGCTTGCCATTTTTCTCCTATGCCTGGATCATTTCAGTTACATCAAAACGAATCTCTGCGAAAGTTTCAGTAGCGCCGTTGTCTGACGTTATAGGCTCTCCGTAAAGAGTATCTATCGCAGGCTCGGCACCCTGCCACACCAGATTTCCAGTCGTATCACCGAATCTATGATCTGCTCGCAGCGTTGCCTTAATGTTGTCTATAAGTGTATCAAAATCTGTCATAGCGTCCTCGGCGTCTCTTTGCATTGAATGGTGAAAGACCTGTAGAACGACCGTGAAGTCCACTTGTTTCCAGCCGTTAGTAGCTCCACCGATAGCTATGCGCTTTTCACGTTCACTCTGAATAAAG